AACACAACAAGAACACAAGTTAATTCAATATTATATTGACCAAAGTTTTATTGATAACGGAGCAACATTAAAAATACAATCACACGGTGGTTCGGCAAATATTTGGGACATAGAATATTTTATTCAACGAACTCAAAGGTATTTTTAAAAATACAACAAAGTATTTTAAATCAGTAATAACTATAAATAAGAATCTTATGAAAGCAAGTGAAATTGTAACTAAAATCAAAGATGTTCTTTTATCAACTAATTCAGAAGAAGAAGTAACTACTCCTGAAGTTGAGTTAAAGGAAGAAGCTCCTAAAGCTAAAAAGAAAGAAGCTAAAGTGGAGATTAAAGAAGAGGTTCCTGCTGAAAATGTAACTAAAATAACATATTCTGCTGAAGAACCTACTAACGAACTACAAGAGGATGTTTACGAAGAAGACATCGTAGAAGATGCTCCTGCTGTAGAATACGCTACTAAAGACGAAGTTTCAGAACTTAAGGCTATGGTAGAGAAATTAAGAGGTATGATTGAAGCTAAAGAAGAAGCTCAAGAAGAAGTTCCACAAGAACTATCTGCTGACGAGCCTGCTGAAGCAATCTCTCATTCACCAGAAAACGAAGTAAGTGAAAAAGTTGGTGTTAGGTTTTCTCCAAACGCAAATAGAAACACTACTTACAATAGAGTATTAAACGCAATAACTAATAATTAAATTAATTTAAAATGGCAACAACAACCAATATAACTACTACTTACGCTGGTGAATTTGCTGGGAAATATATTTCTGCAGCTTTATTATCAGGTAAAACTTTAGCAGAGGGGAATATTACAGTAGTACCTAATGTTAAGTATAAACAAGTAATGAAAAAAGTGGCAACAGATGATATCGTTAAAAACGCAACTTGTGATTTTGATGACACATCAACACTTACTCTTACTGAAAGAATCTTAACTCCAGAAGAGTTTCAAGTGAACCTTGAGTTATGTAAGCAAACCTTTAGAAGTGACTGGGAAGCAGTATCAATGGGATATTCTGCATTTGATAACTTACCATCTAACTTTTCTGACTTCTTAATTGCACACGTTGCAGATAAAGTAGCTCAAAGAATGGAAACTAACATCTGGACAGGTACTAACGCAACTGCAGGTCAATTTGATGGATTCATCACTACTTTAGGTGCTGATACTGATGTTAATGACGTAACTGGAACTGCTTCAACAGCAGCTAACATTATTACAGAGCTTGGTAAAATTGCTGATGCAATTCCAACAGCAGTATATGGTTCAGAAGATATGACTATCTACTTACCTTCTAATATGTATAGAAACTACGTTAGAGCTTTAGGTGGATTTGGTGCTTCAGGATTAGGAGCAGCAGGTACAAACAATCAAGGTACACAGTGGTATAACGGTGGTGCTGGTCTTCAGTTTGATGGTATTCAAATTGCATTAGCTCCAGGATTATCTGACAACGATGCTGTAGCAGCACAAAAATCAAACTTATTCTTCGGTACAGGATTACTTTCTGACCAAAATGAAGTAAAAGTAATTGATATGGCTGATCTTGACGGATCTCAAAATGTAAGAGTTATTATGAGATTTACTGCTGGTATTCAGCACGGAATTGGTGGTGATATTGTATTATACGCTACTGCATAATAAATAATTGTTCAACTTAAGAAAGGGTAGGTAAGCCTTGAGCCTACCGCCCTTTTTTTATATAAAAAATAAAAATTATGGCTTGTGATTTAACATTAGGAAGAAAAGAACCTTGTAAAGATGTCGTTGGTGGTATAAAAAACCTTTATTTCGTTAATTACGGAGATTTAGGTACAGTAAGTATTACAGACAATGATACTGGAGAATTTATTTCAAATATAACAGGATATACTGGCGATGTAGCTGGTAACTTAACTTGTTACAAATATGAAGTAAAAGGAAATTCATCATTAGAGCAAACAGTAAACTCTTCAAGAGAAAACGGAACAACATTCTACGAGCAAACATTAAATTTAACGCTTAAAAAGCTATCTAAATTAGATAACAAGCAATTAAAGTTAATGGCTTATGGAAGACCTCACGTTGCTGTTGAAGATTATAATGGTAACTTTATGATGGTTGGTCTTGAACACGGTGCAGATGTATCTGGTGGTACAGTTGTAACTGGTGCAGCAATGGGAGATTTAAGTGGATATACATTGACATTAACTGGTATGGAAACTAAACCTGCTGTATTTATGGCTCACACTGAAGGACAAGAAGTATTTAATTCAACAGACTTTGCTGGATTAACTGGTACTATTACTATTACTGAAGGTGCGAACTCTTAAAAATAGGAGATTTTCTTAAACATAGAAAGGGGACTTTAATAGTCCTCTTTTTTTTTGAACAATATTAGAGTTAATAGGTTATATAGGTATGATAAGATTATCACCAACAACATCATCTCAAACAATTAGCATAATTCCAAGAGTTTATACTGTTGCTAGTGACTTATCTATGGTTATAGTAGAAGACGGCACAAGAAAAACTCAAACAATAAACGACATAACATCTTCTTTATCATCTAATGGTAATTACTTGGAGATGTCTATAGCTTTTAGTATTTTAACAGCTGAAAACAGCTATTCTTTTGAGTTAAAACAAAGTAATACTTTATTATATAGAGGTAAAGTATATTGTACATCACAAACAGATAATACAACAGATCATACCTTAAATAGTAATAAATATGAAGAGTACATTGGCACAGATACAGATAGCCAAAAATATATTGTAATATGAGCAAAGTAAAAATAATAAACCTATCAGGTTACGAAGTACCAAGCATCAAAGAATCAACAAGATATGATTGGGTTGAATATGGTGATGACAACAACTATTTTGGAGATATAATAGACAGATATACAGGTAGCCCAACAAACTCAAGGTGTGTTAATGGTATAACAGATTTAATTTATGGTAGAGGGTTAAATGCAACTGATTCTGAAGACAATCCTGTTCAGTTTGGACAAATGCAGCAAATACTTAAAGATAGTGATGTAAGAAGAATAACTGGCGATTTAAAACTGTTAGGACAAGCATCTATTCAAGTTGTATATAATAAAAGAAAAACTAAGATAATGTCTCTTAAGCATTTTCCAACAGAAACATTAAGAGCAGAAAAAGCAAAAGAAGGCAAAATAACAGCATATTATTATCACCCTAAATGGAGTGAAATAAAGCCTTCTGACAAGCCTAAAAGAATCCCAGCATATAAACACGGTAAAAAGAGTGAAACGGTTGAAATATACTGTATAAAGCCTTATAGAGCTGGATTCTATTATTACTCTCCTGTAGATTATCAAGGATGTTTACAGTATTGTAACCTAGAGGAAGAAGTATCTAACTATCATATCAATAATATACAAAATGGTTTAGCACCTTCACTTTTATTAAACTTTAACAATGGTATTCCAGGTGATGAAGCACAAGAGATAATAGAGAGAAAGATATATGAAAAGTTTAGTGGATCTTCTAATGCTGGTAAATTTATATTAGCATTTAACGATAGTGCAGAAAATCAATCAACAGTAGAGCCTATTCATTTACCTGATGCACACGCACAATATGAGTTTTTAGCTAAAGAATCAAGAGAAAAGATAATGATTGGTCACGGTGTTGTTTCTCCAATACTTCTAGGTATTAAGGACAATACTGGTTTTGGTAATAATGCAGAGGAATTAAGAACAGCATCTGTTTTAATGGATAACATTGTAATAAGACCATTTCAGACCCTACTAATCAACTCATTTAACGAGCTGTTAGCATTTAATGGTATAGGATTAAATCTTTACTTTGTTACTCTGCAACCAATTGAGTTTACAGAGCTTGATAATATAGAGACAAAGATTAAAAGGGAAGAAGAAACAGGTGAAAAACTATCAAGTGAAGAAAAGAATGACTTTGATGACAAACAAGGAGATGATTTATTATCACAATTAGAGTCATTAGGGGAAAAAGTAGATGAAAACGATTGGGAGTTAGTACATACAGAAAAAGTAGTAGATACAGAAGCAGAGTTTGACTTTACTAAACTTGCAGATGTATCAAAAGATGACGCTAAACCTAATAAGTCTTCATCACAAGACAATTCAACATATAAGGTTCGCTACTCTTATGCTCCTGTAAAAAATTCAGCTAAAAGTAGAAGATTTTGTATGAAAATGGAAACATTAACAGGACAGAATCTTGTATTTAGAAAAGAAGATATTAATATGATGTCTTTTAAAGGTGTAAATAAGGAATTAGGTCATAAAGGACAGAACTATTCTTTATTTAAGTATAAAGGCGGTGTAAATTGTCATCACTATTGGGAAATGAAGGTATATAAGAAAAAAATAACAGATAATAATCTTGTTAGTGAATCACAAGCAATTGCAGATGGTTTAAAAGAGCCTGTTAACCCAAGTGAAGTTGATATAGCACCAAGAGATATGGCAAACAAAGGACATCACCCAAATTATAAAAAATGAAAGCATTATTTATCACACTTGACGAATTAAAAAGGAAATCTATTATAGATGGGAATGTAGATACTGATAAACTAATACAATTTGTAGAAGTAGCACAAGATACGTATATACAAACGCAATTAGGTACAGCTTTATATGATAAATTACAATCAGACATAGTTAATAGCACTTTAGCTGGCAATTATTCTACACTTGTAAATACATATTTAAAGCCAATGCTTATTTGGTTTAGTCAATCAGAATATATGAAATATGCAGCATTTCAGATTAGCAATGGAGGTGTATTTAAACATAGATCAGAAAATAGTGATTCAGCATCACTTGAAGAAATAAACAATTTAGTACATCAAGCTAAAACTACTGCAGACTTTTATACACAAAGATTTATTGATTATATGGATTCAAACAGTGAGCTGTATCCTGAATTTATAACTAATCAAGATGGTGGAATGTATCCAGAGAGAGATCAAAATATGACAGGATGGGTGTTGTAAAGAAGAAAAAAACATACAAGCCTAAGAAAGAGAACGAAATTAAATTAATGAGTTATATAAAAAAGATAAAAGATGTCGTTTGGAAGCGTATATAGTGTAAGTTGGTTTGGAAACGTTAATGAAGCGAATGGATGGGGTATAATTTATCCGTTTGATGCAGATGGTTCATACTTGACAGTAGATACGACATTATTTAGTGCAGATAGCACAACTTTAACAGCAGACGCAACAGTATATTAAAATAAAATAAAATGGCAAAACAAGGAATAGGAATAGGTACTTCGGCAAATGATGGGACAGGTGACCCATTAAGAACCGCTATGGACAAAACAAATGACAACTTCAATGAAGTATATGCTTTATTTGGAGACGGCTCAACACTAGCTATTAGTGGAGACGCAACTGTGTCTGCAGGAGCTTTGACAATAGCAAACGATGCTGTTGAAAACGCTATGGTTGCTGATGATGCAATTGATTCAGCTCAAATAGCTGATGCAGCTATTGATACAGTACACATAGCAGATAACAATGTAACTTTTGCTAAACTAGAAAACCGATATACTGCTAAAGTTGATATAACTACTTACACAGGAGCAGTTAGTGTTGATTGGTCGGCAGGAACTACATTTAAAATGGGTTCTTCTTTAACAGGAGCAATAGAGTTTGATTTTACGAACTTTAAGCAAGGACAAATAATTACTTTCTATAATTTAACAGGAAGTCAAACAATTACATTTGATAGTGATGCAGGAACAAGTGAAACATTCAATAAAGTAGCTGCAGTTGATTATGATGGTAGCACAACAAATATGATACAAGTTGAATGTATTGATGATTCAGCAAATGCTATATTTAACTATATAGTTGCACCTTATACATCAGACACAACGCCAAGCTAATAAATAAATAATAAAAGATATGTACGCAATAGATATAAACGGAGAAATAAAAACATACAATAACTTACCTAAATCTTGGGGTAAAATTATTGGAGGATTTAACAATCTTTCAAACAAAGAAGTTAAAGAGTATGGTTTTTATGATGTAGTAAAACCTAACTATAATAGTTCAATTGAAAAACTTGGTGATATTTATTTTGATTCTGACAGTAGTGTATTTACTTATCCAGTTAATAATAGAACTTGGGATGAATCTTTATCTGAATTAAAAGAGATTAAAATAGAATCATTAAGAAACGACACTAATAGAAAGTTAGCAGAAACTGACTGGTATGTGATAAGAAAAGCCGAGAGAGATATTGATGTTCCAGAAGATATTCAAGATGTAAGAACAGAAATATTATCTAACCACAATACTAAAGAGTCTGAAATAAATTCTTTATCAACTAAAAAAAGTGTTGTAAGTTATGAGCTTAACTAAAAAATTATTTCCTGCTGGAGCAGCAGGTGACCCATCATTTAATATAGTAACTTGGACTGGAGATGGTAGTTCAAGGTCAGTTACTGGTGTAGGTTTTCAACCTGATTGGGTAGTAATAAGAAGTAGAACTCAAAGTGGTAGTTTTACAGGCTCTACTTTTCATTATAATAGCACATCAGGTGCGAGATGGAGATATAGGTTTAATTTAAGCAATAAACCACAAGATGAGCCATCTGATTATCTAGATACTTTTGATTCTGATGGTTTTACTGTTTATTCAGTTCATAATGAATCATCACAAGATTATGTAGCTTGGTGTTGGAAGTTCAATGGAGGAACTACATCTACAAATACAAACTGTTTAACTGATTCAACTGTTCAGGTAAATGAACTTTATAATATGTCACTTATTCAAACTGATGATAGTTTGGGTTCTCCAGGTACTTTTGGACACGGATTATCAACAACACCGACATTTAACATATATGTAGAATATCCTGGTGGTGGAAATGAAAACACTAATGCTTATACTACTGCTGTTGATGGAGGACACGATTCATTTAGTTTTACTGGAGCATCTTTTTATGATGATGGCATTAGTCTTGCTGCACCAACTTCTACTTGTTTATCAGGAGGTGCTTATAAGAGTTTTACAGCTTGGTCATTTGCCGATTCTGACATATCAAAAATAGGAACATATACAGGAACAGGTAGTAGTGGTATAAGTGTAACAACAGGATTTGCAACAAATTTTGTTATGATTAGGTCTACATCTTCTGAAAATGTAGTTGTGATAGATTCAGTTAGGGGTACGGAAAGATTATATTGGAGTGCAGTAAATGCAAGAAGTACTAGTTCTTCAGATTGGGAAATAGTTTTTGGCTCTAATGGTTTTACAGTAAATGGAACTGATGCAGCAATAAATAGTAATAATGTAAAGTTTTTGTATGTAGCATTTTCAATAAACGTATAAAATGAATTAAAATGAATGGATTTGAACCAACATTATTAGGAATATCGGTGTATATAATAACAATAGCAGAAATAAATGAAGCTCTACAAGGACTACTAATTATAGCAACGTTGGTTTATACGATTATTAAGATATTTCAACTAATAGATAAAAAATAAATTATGGTAAGAATATTTGAATGGTTAGCAAACAAGTTTAGAACATTTAACAATTGGTTTAAGACCAGTTGGAATAACATTATTAAGAAACTATTATTTAAAACAGGACTATAATTAAACATAGTATGTTAAAAGGT